GCGTTTAATAAACCTGTTTGATAATTTTCATTATGTATAAGTTTTTGTTTATTGGAAGCATCGTATAATGCTTGTTCGCTTGATAGTATTGAACTTGATAATTGTTCTTCTCTAGTCATTCTTTTTAATGTCTCGTTACCAAGTAATGCCAAGTCTCTTTCGTTGTCAGCTATTTTAGTGTTTATATCTAATTGAGCTTGATATTTAGCAGCTAAAGATTTTTCGCTTTGAAGAGATTCATTTCGCAACTCTCTTTGCTTTATCATCATATCACTGATTTCACTTTTCAAGTCGCGAACCTTCTCTAATGCAGAAGTTTCTTTATTTAAGTTTACTATGTCTTCTTTCGATGTCTTATCAGCCATAATCTAATTTAATCGTATTTATTATAATCTAAATTTTGTGCAGCTTTATCAATTAAATTAATAGAATCGTAATAATGCTGTGCTGCTTTTTTACCTTCAGGACCAGATTTTGCAAGTTGGTTCATACTATCTTTAAACCTTTTATCATTTGCTTTTTTAAGTATTCCTGATAAATGGTCGAGTACACCACTTACGATACCTTCTCGTTTAAGTTCTTTGTTTTCTGAAAGTTTATTAGAAATAATTTTTCTAATATATTCTCGAATTACTTTTTCTCTCATTTATGCTCTCCGCATTGCGCTTAATTAGTTTTATATAAATATCAAGAAAAGGGTTTTTTATTTTCTGGGAGCTGATGGTTTAGAAAAAGAAGGTCGCTTGATTGATTTGCTCGATGAACTGCTACCTTTTTTTGCTTTATCGTATTCTTGTTTTTCTTTCTTGTGTTGTTCATTCAGCTTTTTAAGATAAAATAATCTTAAATAAACAGGCATAGTATATACATCGTCATGACTAAACCCACCATTGGAGAAATACAGAAGTTGAAATATCTGTTCGTGTAGAATGGGCCTATATTTAGGCCCTAGGCCAAAAAAACTCGACGGACATAGGTATTTGTATAGTGGCCTCATGCCCACATTCATCACATTCAAAGTATACTGACATGTCAACATCTGGTGTGACGTTTTCTAAGTTAGTTCTAAATGCTAATGAGTCTCTAGAAATAAATTCATTTTCAACAAAACTATTAATAGTGCTTCTAGTTTCATCTCCATCTACAGCAATAATAATTTGCTTTAATCTGCTGGTTAAATCATATGAAATTGTAGAAGAATGAGTTTTCTTTTTCATTCGCTTCATTTCATTTTGAATTTTTTCTTCATCTGAATGTGAAAGTAGTTTGAATGTTATAATCTTCTTACTTAAAGGTAATTCAAATTCAAATAAATTTTCGTTAGCTGTAATATTTACATCTTTATTTTCAAGTCCTGCAAGGTCTATTGTTTCATTTTGTTTAGTTTTACATGCAGGGCAAGGTATCTCAGCTGGATAATCTTTACCATAACCTAATACTCTGGCTGCAATCATAACTGCATTTTTATCACCTAATAATAAATCATCGTAATTTACTTTTTTACCATCACCATTACCTATAACAAGAGAACGCAAAAGCATATCAATAACTATACCTTTTTGTATAAGATTCTGAGAAGTAAGAATATCTTCTTCCTTAGCAGTCATATATTTCATTTCAACTTGACCCGAAGCTAATGGGTGGTCTTTTGGATATAATTTACCTTTAGATGGTAAATCTATTATCTCAGTAGGAAACTTCGACTCTTTAACTTGTTTAGTTTCAGCATCTTGAACGAGTTGTTGTTTTAATTCTTCTGTTGATAATTTTTTACCTGGATAGTCTTCTGTCATTTGCTTTGCCATTATATAACTCCTTATTATGTTTTAATATAACCTAGTATATATAAATATATACGAACTAAAAAGTTTTCAAAAAAATAGCCTGGATTAATAGGCTACTTAATTTTATTTATATAATTGAATTATTTTCCAGAAACAATTGTTACTGCCAGAGTATTTCCGCCATCCATAGCCGTTGATATTGAAATAATAGGTGTGGCTGTTGAATCAAGGCCTTGAATATAATCATTTACAGCTGCTGAAACTGTCCCTGAAGTATCTGAAGCTTCTGTTGCTGTAACTATACCTTTTATAATTTTAGTTGTTGTAGCGTAAGCTGCCATGTCTTATCTTCCTAGTACTGTAGAATCCAGTAATCAGCTCTTATGTTTAAAGTAACGAGTGCTGGTGCCATATCGTTTTCCCAAGATATTGCACCGAAGTCAGCATCTACAAGGAAAGCACCTTTACCTGTCCATTCTTCTACTTTATCACCTACTGGTCCAAGTACGTTAATTGTCACATCTTTCTTATAAAAGTCAGCATATCCATTTCTACCTGTCACTGATTCGTGGTGTAGTCTTACCCACTCCATAACTGCCTGAGCACCTGATGGAACGATTGGGTCATATAATTCTACTGTTATTGCATCCCATGAACTTCTTCCTTTAATAAATCTAGAATTATTGATATGCTTTATTTCAGTTTCATTATTAACAATTTTTGGTCTTGCAGCTGCTCGAATTAAGTATGAAGGTATACCATCAACATAAAATACAAATCTGTTGGTTACCTTTGGCTCAAATGCCGTGAACATTAATTCTGTTGGGTCTATTAAGTTTGCCATTTATTTATCTCCTATTTAATATAAATATCCTAATCGTTAAAAGTTGCGCCTGTTGGCATTATGTTAAAGTCAATTACAATAAATTCTGCAGCTTTTGCAGGTTGGATAAATATATCGCCTTTCATTATATTTCTATCAATAATATCTGGTGTGTTATTTGTTTCGTCCATCACAACTTTGAAAGCGTAAAGACCTTGTCTTTGTTGTACTGATTCCATATAAGGATTAACTTGTGATAAGAATCTGTTTCTTGTTTGTGCAGTATTGTTTTCAAAGATTAAGTATTTAGATACTGATGCGATGAATTTTTTAAGATTGATTAACAACCTTCTAACATTTACACGGTCAAGAGCTGAAGCTTTCTTTTGAAGAGTTTTTTGACCCCATACAACTACACCTTCACCAGGGAATGTTGCAACTGGGTTAATATTTCCTTCATATAAAACGTCTCTATTAGCATGTGTTAATTTTCTTGCAGCCTGTACTACAGTTTCCTGTCCACCTCTATTAAGACCAGCAGGTGCAAACCATTCTGCAGATACCTTATCGTTGAATGCGTATATACTTGGCATAATTACCGATTGTGGTACCCATATATATTTTCCTGTAGCTGGGTCTGAAATTTGTACCCATGGCCAATACATTGCTGCATAGCTTGAATCATACCCTTCTGCAACTGCAGTAACTGATGCTAATGTTTCAGATGCAGCGTAATCTCTTGGGTCGATGATTGTCATTACATCACCTCTTTCTTCACATACAGTAACCATTTTATTGGTTAGTCCAGAAGACATTGCATCTGTAAGTCCCGGTGCAATAAGTAAGTTAATGTCATATTCATCTTGATTAGATAATAGATTAAATGCGCACTCATAGCCGTCATATCCAGATTGACCATCAGCTGATATATCCAATCCTTGGAAGTTTGCAGCAACTGAATTTTCATAATAGTTTGCAGCACCTGCAGTTGAATTAGGAATCATGCCTGTACCATCATTACCACCGTAAAATGAACCAGAACTATTGTTTGCTGGAAGAGAAGCAGTAGCATTAGTATCTCTAATACTTCCATTTTCAGTTAAATAATCAACTGTATTTGTTACGTTTGCTTCAGGAATGTATATAAATTGAGACCTATTTTTAAATGAGCCAGCTGGTTGAATATATGGATATGCAGTTGTTGAGTCTCCGACTGTAGGTCTTTGACTACCAATTGCTGCACAAATATAATTTCTTGCATTAGGGTCAAGAGATAAATTACCCCAAGTTTCAAGAATAACTTTTCTTTTACTTGAATCATCACCTCGTCTAACTAAAAGTGTAAATGTACCTTTAGATTCCTGTACATTGTTTATTTCCCATCTTATATTGCTGTCTGTACCAAATTTAGTTCCAGTACCTGCTACTGAAGTAGATACGAATACATCGTTTGATGCAACCTCTAATGCTGTATCACTAGGACCTGGTCTACTATTCATAATATGGCCATCTGTATGACATCCTATATCAAAAGCTTTTGTAAATGTAGTGTATGTTGAACCTGATGCTCCAACCCCTGCCTTAAGAGAAAGTGAGCCGGTTGATGGAATATTACCAGTTGTGGTTACTGTACCTGAAGATAAACCTGCAACAGTAGAACCTGAAACGATTGTAGCTTGGTCATCGTTAGATACGATTGATGATGTAAATTCCATTATTCTTACGCCAGCTGTTGATGATCGAGATCTGAATGTGTCAGCTGTTATTGTACCCATCTTAGTTACAAGATTTGCTACAGTAGCATTAGAACCTATAGGTCCAGCGTCACCAAAGTTAAAGTAATATTTACCTGTGGAACTACCACCTGTTGCAACTGATGTATTATCAGCAGGCAATGGAGTGTCAACACCGACAAATAAATATGTAGCACCTAATGATGATGTATATTCTATTAAAGTTTCACCGTCAACTAATGCCTTATTAAATGTAACTGAACTTGACGGTGCATTGCCAGCATTTGCAGTTCGAAGTAAGTGAGTGCTTGCACTAGCGTTTGCAACACCAGCAGTAGGAAGAACTCTTACAATAGTAGCAGGGCCACCGTGTTTTAAATATTCCTTTGCACATATTGATGTTAAAAACTGGAAGTAATTACTACCAGATTTAAAAGACTCTCCGTAAAGAGCTTGATATTCCGAGTATGAAAATACCTGCGTTGGAATGAGTGCAGGTCCTTTTACTGTTGGTCCTACAATTGCAGCACCAATTTGCGCGACACCTTGCTGTACAAATGATAAATCATTTTCTCTTGTAAATACACCAGGGCTAATTATTTTTTCAGCCATTTATTTATCTCCTTATTGTGTGAGAATTAACCTTTCGAGTCATATGTTATTTCTAATATAAATATAATGATTAAATCCCAAAATATATTATTCTTGAGGTATAAACACACCAGTATCTAAGTTTAATTCACCTCTACCATATTTTTCAGAAAGCTCTTTTACAAAAGCTTTTTCTTCAACTCTTGTTGCGTTATATCTTTCTTTTATTTTTATTTCAGATTCATCTAAAACCAATTGGTCCATTGCAAGCTGACCATAACTTATTGTTACTGTATCATATGTTTCTTTGAATCCATTTATTTTTTTCATTTCTTCTTCTGTAAACTTTGTGCCTTCTTTAATTTCAGCCATTTTTATTCTCCTTATAACTTATTTAGAAACCTTTTTTTTTATTAAAAATAGATTCGTCTCTTGTTTGGTTTCTATTATCTATATCTTCAAGTGACGAAACTGTTTCACCGTTAACTATAATTACAGCTTTTCCATAATCTTTATGATTATAATTACTCATTGCTTTTTGTATATTATCAGGTATTATAAACCCATGCATTGTTATATTGAATGTAGCTTTCGATACTCTATCTTCTCCCTGTACAGCAACTGCTTCAATATCAAAACTATCAATTTTAGAAAGAAACTTAAATGTATTATCCTGACCCCAATATTGACCTTCTGCATAATTTATATCTTCAACTATCTTATTTAATTGTTCTAGATATTCTGCAAATACAATACAGTCGTATGTAAGTTTTACGTAATCTGGAACAACAACGTTATGAAATTCAGTCTGGGGTTTTCTACCTATAAGAATATCAAATCTATCATATCTATTTTTATTTGTATATTTTTTTTGAAAACCATAATATAATGGATTTGTTGTATCAACTTTACTACCTAAGTCTCTTCTTTTTTCTACACTAGTTCTTTTATATACAATTGCAGGAAATTGAACTTTTCCTTTTTTATCTCTATAAATTCCTGTTTTCTGAATTGACTTCCATCTTTCTGGTGAACCATAAACAATAGGTACATTTATTCTTTCTCCATCTTCCATAACACCTGGTTGTATTACATTGTCAAAATAATATTTTATTACAGAATCGATATCATATAAATTAACTGACAAATCTTTTACTTTGTCGTCTCGCCTTATTTGATTGGCTCTATCTACATTTTTCATTTCTTCTTTACTAGCCATATAATCCACCTCTCTGTTCATCTACTTTTGTACCTGAAACGTATTCGTCATATCCAGCTCTAACATTTTCAAGTGTGTTTATCTTACTTCTTCTCATTTCATGTGTATTAACTATAACAGACCAACTAGCTCCATGTGTTCCTCCAAGCGAATCAGTATCTGGATTTTTACCAAATAGATATTGTCCTTGTGCAACGGTATCTATTTCACAGTACATAGAATCCCAAAATATAACATCACCAATTTCTAAAAATACATTTGCATCTTGTGCATTTTCATTTGGTTCTACAGTATTGTTTGTCGAACCTAATTCTAACGAAGCCAAATCATCTCTTAAAAATGAAAATGTAATTGTGCGAGAATAATCTGGTCCGATATCTTCTGCTGACCATTCTTTATCACCTTTTTCTATAAGCCCTGCTACTCTAACACCAGGTTTAAAAACTTTACTTAATGCTTCTCCGTAAAGATTTTCCTTATTGTCAAATATAGAGTACTTAAATATATCACAACGAGTATCAA